CAAAAATGTAACGAAAAATTGCAGATTTTACAAAATGGGGTATATTTGGGGGCATGGAAAATGCGAAAAAATACCTAAAAACCATCAAGGTCAAGGATTATCAGCAAGTCCTGACCGAATTTAAGCGTAATTGTGACCGCGAAGGCACCAACATGACCGCCCAGATACGGCGAATGATACGGGATTACAACCTGAAAGGCCGTTATTAGTCCTCGTCAAAGTCACCCGCCGTACGTATAGTGGCATCCGTCACGGGGTTTATGATTAAATCCCCGGTAAGTTGCACCGTAAGCGGCACGGGAGCGGAAACAAGGCTGCCCGCATCAACTGACTCGGTTAATCGGGTCGTAAAGTCGATTTCCCACACGATTACCGGACCGTGATTATTGTCCTCACGCTCGGCCACCCTGTTGAGCGGCGTAAAGTTCGCCGATTGCAGGCCGTTCACCGCCTGATATATCTTATTCAATATGGGTTCGTAAAGTTCAAAGGATTGCGTCTCCTCATCCTTAAACCAGAACGCACAATAAAGGGTAACGGTAACATCGGCCTGTTGCTGGTTAGCCGCAAGGTTGGTGTTATACGGGTTGGTTGCAGGCTCAGTCCACGTGATTGATGAAAAGCCGACAAACACGGCGGGAAAGTCAAACGGCATTTCCCTCGCCTCGTCATTCGTCTGGTTATTCCACTTGGCCACGTGGTTAATCTCGCGCACCGCGTCGGATATGCGCGTTTCGATTGCCTTGTATAGTTCTAACTTTGCGCCCATGCCTCGCCCAACCTTTCCTGTATTGTGTTTTCCAACTTAGATGAATTGCCGATAAATTGCCGCTGGGGAATTTCCACCTGAATAGGCTTCTTTAACGGCCTGCCGAATATAGACCGCTGCGTCCACTTCGCCCCGAAGTTATGATACGGAGCGTAGGGTATGCCCTCGACTCCGATCACCACCTTATACTCACTCGACTGCAATACCTTAATGGCCTTGCTCATTTTGCCCGTGCCGCGAAGTATGCCGCGCGACCTTGCGGCACCCGTGGCCGTATCATAGGCCAGCGTCCCTGGGATGCGCCGCTTAACCTCTGCCCACTTTTCCAGGCTTTCATCCGTGAATCCCTCGTTTCGAAATGAATCACGGAAGTGGCGAACCGCCGAATTACCCGCGATGCCCCGCGCCCGTTTCAGGTTTTTTTCAAACCTTTTCCGTTGGTCAGCAAACATTTTCCCGAAACTCATTGCGGCAAAGGTAGGTTAAAATTTACATCCTTCAGGTATTCAAACTGCTTCGGTACGTCAAAGTATGGGTGCTTTTCTTTGTCGTAAATCAGCCTGTCCTTACCCGGATTTACCCGAAACAAGGGCGGCACCTGAGTGTTGATTTCGGCACGTTCTGCCCGTGTCAGTTTTGGGCTGACGGGTTCGTCAAAGGCTTCCACGATAAAGCAGCGGCAGTTCCACCCGTTCAACGGCGTGTAGGTGTTCCAGAACGGATCATCAATAGGGTAAACCAACCCGTCCAGGGCGGCGTGTTCCTCACGCACGTTGGCATCGTTCTGTGTCTGATACATCAACTTCTTTGCCCCGCTTTCCTCGAGGTCGCTCCACTCCCTTGCGGATAGTGACTGGTTTATGGCCGTGTTGTATTCGGTTTCCAGATGGGTTACGTTATATAAATCCCATAATTCATCTGCCGTTTCTTTGAAATCTGCAAACGGACGGATAAACCCTTCCGGGTCTACAATGGCCGCCTGAATGTCCAATACTTCCTGAAAGGTCTTGGCCGCCGAAAATTCATAGATATTAAGGCGCAAATCGGATAACATCCTCCAGTTAGGTGAGCGCAGGGCGAAGTCCTCCAGCTTACCGCCGAACCCTTGGAATACTCCCTTTTCCAGTTTCGATGTGATGAAATTGTATAGCGGCAACGGCAGATTAGTCGGCGTGTACACACCCGAATAAATCATGCGCAAAAGCTGCTCAATTTCCTGTGAGGTCATTAGGATATATAGCCCGTAATAACGAAAGACAATGGATATTCACCGTTCACCGTGCCGAACCTTGCTGTAACCAGACCGCCGTTCATGGTAACGGGTATGTTATGCGCTCCCGTTCCGTCAATGGCCAAAGCAATGTTATTGCCATCCACGTCGAAAATATCGGCATTGATGCTGAATAAATCCTCATCCGTGGTACGGTTACCCGCGGGGCCGTTAATCGTTCCGCAAATTACCGTCAGGTTTTTGCCCTGGGGAATGATGCGGAATGTTCCCGTGTTACTGATACCAGCGTTAAAGGTCACGATACCGTTTCCGAATACCTGATGCAGATATACCCAATTATTCAGCACGATGTCACCCGCTCCCGCCGTTCCCGTGTTAATCGTGTAGCGCGGCAGTTCGTAGGTGTTTTGGCTGCTCCCGTTCTGAAATGTCTTTAAACCCGCCGAATCGAATGTGGATGCCGCCGCGCGTAGAAAAGTGGTTGTACCGTTCCATGTTGCTGAATTATTACCGATTACGTTCACGAATGCGTTAATGGACTTTATGTAAGCCACCCCACCCTCGATGCCTGTAGTCAAAATTCCCGCAGGAAACTTACCGCCGCTCAGGAATACCGCCCCGTCAGTCGGGCAGATATTATTCAGATAGTCGCGCATCGGGTAAGACAGTTCGGCCTGCAATAGCCGAACGTCATCAAGCACAAGCGGAAAGCCGCCGTTTATGTCCGTTTTTAACCTTGTAAAACTCATCAGTATCTCTTTATTAAATAGTTGTTATAGCCTGCCAGTCTGAATGTATTTACCCGCCCTTTGAGCGTGATATTGTCCTGTGTTCCGTTTACCTCATACGTGCCGCCTAATGAAGTGGGAACCCATACCGTAAAGGATGGGAATGTACCCTGCTCGGATAGGTTGTAAAAGTATTCGGGAGCCGCCGCCTCTGCATCGTTATACAGGTAAATGGGCGGGTTGTTTTCGGCCTTGTTGTAAACGTATCTAAGCGCGTTGTTTGTAGTCGTTTCAATGTAGATTATATCCGCATTGCTTATCTGCTGATTGCGGATATTCGGGTTATACGGTGACGGGCTGTAATACTCGGCATTCAGGTAGCGTTCCAAGTGTACCGTCATGCCGTCATAGGATAAAAACTTTTCCATCCTCGCCCGCCATAACCTGATTACGTTAATGTTTAAAGTGTCCAGCGGTTTGAGCAACGAAAATAACCACAACCGCATAGGTTGGTTACGCACAAACCACGGCGTAAAGTATTGAACCAGCTTGGAAAAGTCGATACTATACATTCGGCGTAAATGTTAATGTCAGCGTGTTAGTGGCCAAATGCCCGGCGTTCGATTGGTATTCCTGCCCGGTCAGTGCCAGCACGTTCGTGTAGGGCAAAACGCCGTAGGTAGCCTGCAATGCCGAGAGCGTGAAATTCTGCACTCCCGTAGCGGCCTGAATGGCATCCACCAGGTCAATAGCCCTGAGCACCCCGTTAAAGTTCACCGTACCGAGGTCGCGCAGGAAAGTATCGATTGCATCATTCACGGGGAAAACCGTGTTATCAGTTACCAATGCGCCGTTTGAATCCAATATAAGCGGATCGTAGAACACCGTTCCCGTGATGTTAACCGTGTCAGCGGCGGCTGAAATGATGGCCACGTTTGTCCCTGCATAGCGGCGTAGGTTGATGTACTGCGTAAACTGAGCCAGCTCGGCCGCGGTTAATGCGGCGGCAGTTACGCCAGATAGTTTGGCCACCTTCAGCGTGACCTGATTGTTCGCCTCAATGGCGGCGGCAAACTGAACCACCCTGTTAGCCTCATTTACGGGCTGATATTCATAACGCTTCAGCACCCCGTTCCAGGTCAGTTCGTCACCCTGTTGCCACTCGGTTGAAATATCCCGATACCAGCTGAGCGTACCCGGGATGATGTCGATTGCCCGCTGCTCAAGTTCGGCCGTCTGTACGTCAATTAACTTCTCATGCGTCCAGATGGCCAGCGCGGTGATGTATGCCCACAAACGCCATACGCCTACCTTGCTGGTGGTCTGCAATTCGGCCAAC